ATAAACCGTCGATGTCTAATCACAGGCATTTCTAGTACACCCATCACAACACTAACATCAAAGTCCAAAGTACACCAAAGATCTGCTTCTAAACACTGACCAATCATGCGTTCCCATGGTCTCCACCCATCAGCGTCGTCTGTGGCCAGATTGGGAAAACTTTGATTAGCACCAAAGTAAATATGAGCACAGTTATAGCCCGCAGCCAGCTTTAGGATTTCATCTACGGGTTGAACACCTGTAACAAATAGTGTACGCATTCCATATGCAGGAGTGCGTTCAATTTCAACACCTGTAAAGAATGTGATATTTTCTTTAGTTCCCGCTGAATATTCACGCTTCATTGTATTCTGCCAGTTGTTTTTCAGTTTGAGTAATTTCACGCTTTACACCTAATTTTTCGTGTTTGATTTTGCTGAGATGTTGATCATCTAGATAGTGTGTATAACCATCAGTGATTTTCTTTTCTAATTCTGCATGACGTTCTTGTAATTGTTTAAGATAGTGTTTTAGTTTTTCTCTGCTGCTCATATTACTCTCCTAGTTCAGTTTCTAAATTATCCAAATTAGTTTCATCTAGTCCACTGTCATCTCTATGATGTTCTTCTGCTTCATCTTGCATAAACAAGTTCTTGAACTGCGGACCTGCACTGTATGTAGCATCACCAGTTGCACCTCTAGTGCCTCTGATGTCAGTTAAGTATGCTTCAAAATAATCAACTAGTTCTAGTGCATCTTTTCTGTTGTTAACGCTGAAAATTATATCAACCATTTCACGGAATCTTGTGATACCATTATAACTTCTGGTTGTTTTCTTATCTGCTAGTTCACTATGCATCATAGCTGGATATCGTCCTGCATCATACTCTCTATTGGCTTCTTGTACAGCGTTAATATGGCTCCAAACATTATGACCCATCTGTATAGTATAACTAAAACTGTCCCACGATGTCCTACCTTCCTTGCCTATCTTATTTAGGTCGCCTGGTTTATAGATACAGATATCTTTGATAGTACAGCGTTTGCTAATTGGACTATCTGTAAAACCAGCAAATAATTTATCCTGCAACACAGCATCACCAAAACGACGGGAATCTGTGGAATATTTCTTATCATCTACACTAGGTACCATGCGGTAAGTCCATTTCTTTTGATGCTCTAATTCAGTCTGGATATAAATCTGTCCGTTAGCACTAGCTAGGAAAGGACTAGCACAGTCAAAACTGATAGTAAATTTAGGATTAATATACTTTCGAACACTACGTTGGATATCTGTAAGCAAGATAGCCCACTCTAGTTTGCTTGTGCCCAAGAAGTGCATCCAATCATGTAAACCTTCCTGTAACAAGCCATCAAAGCGTAAGGTGATTAATCGTTTCATGATCAAGTGAAGATCACACATGTTTTGACCACCCATGGCCCATCCATTGAATGGTCTTTCGTATTGTGTAGGATCACAGTACTTTTTCATGCGTTGATACCAATCTTCTGCTTCGATATGATTCTCACCTTGTAGGACGTTTAAGAACTTACATGCACCTGTACGGTTTGCCATGAAATAATCGTTATTGATATATGTGCCCTGTACTGCTTCCATGTAACTAGTAATGCCTGTGGCTAGACGACCTGCTGGACTACGACATACCCAGGCTGGAATATCAAGGATCATACCATAATCCATGTAAGCATCCATCCAGTCTAATACTAACTCGCGTTTTTTCTGTGCTTTAGGACAGGCGGGATTTTTCCAATCACCTTCCCATACACCTTTACCAATCTGAAATCCACCTGAATCACTGAAATCCACCTGAATCACCTAATACAAAACTACGACTGCGATCTCTATTGCGTATCATATCTTCCTTGGGACTATGTTTTTTTACATCAAGTTCTGCATGTCCTGCTGAGTATAAGGCCCATTGATAGGGAAAGTATGCGGCATCGGGATTAAGCCAATTAAGCCCTTCGATGCCTGTTTCGAAGTCTGCTGGAATACGTGCCGGATCTACATACGTAGGATCATGTCTTTGTTTACCTACATAGGTAGCATAGAAGCCACTCAATGCCGGTAAGAATACAGCGTAATCATTTTGTTTTGCTGTTAAGTTATCACGTCTCATAAAATTTTACGCCGCCAATTAGTTTATAGTCTTCTTCAAAGTATTTTTGTAATTTTAACACTAGTTCTGGATTTTGTTCAAGTAATTTGATGTAATATTCTTTGGTAGTTTGACGATTATCATCTTTACTAGCATTATATTCTATAGCAATATCAACATTGGTTCTATAGCCTCGATTATAGATCCAATTATTAAAATTTTTCCTTAAATTATCGTTAACCAGCATAAACGTTGCTCGACTTAGATCTACTCCTTGTAAAAAATACGTCTGCAGATCTGTATGATCATCAAATGTTATACGATCAAATATTTCATTAATAGATAGATCCTGTTTGCTATTATATAGATACTGAGTGATACCACTACACCAACGATCGATAGGATCACGTAACATGACCAAATTTTCCGTGCTATTTACAAGAGTTTCACTGTGATGCCAAAATCCACCAGACCCGATCAGCACACCCTTAACAAAACTGCTGGCATTTTTAGGAATGTTTATATAGCTGATGTTGTTGATTTTGTCAACCCAACATTCACCTAACCTATGCCCGAGGTGTACCCAACGGCCTAATGTCATTACTTGCTCTGTGCTGGTAGGATAAAGTTGTAGGTTGCGAGACCTGAGTTAACCGTGATCTGTGCCGCACCTTCGTCGCTGATGCTAAACTTCTTATCACCTGCTAGATTCAAGATGCTGATAACAGCATTAACTGGCCATGACCAATTTTTACTCAATGTGCCTGTTATCCCTGCTTGGAATACGAAGTTACCTGCGTGGCTTGAATGATCACCAAAACTTAATTCTAAATTGCCATTATTAGTTTTAGCAGTGAAGTTTGCTTCTTCTGCATTCGCTGACGCTTGGAATTTAAGTCTTTGGATATTAGCTACAGTTGGCTCAAATTCAACGTTCCAGGTAACTGGTCGCATCTTAACTGTTTTGAGTTTGTCATTGACGATCTCTTGGCTCATGAAGCGATAGTCGTTTTTAAAGTCACCGGCGGCGTTTTCAAAATGTAATCCCACTGGAACTTGGACCCCATTTCGATCTTGTTTGGTTAATGTAATTTTGGCATTGTCTTTGTATTCTGGAATACCTAAGATAGTGTTTAGTTTGCCTAAGTTTGGCATACCAAATATACCAACAAACTCTGCTACTGGTCCATTTAGTTTAGCCTGGACTATAACGGAACGATCTTCAGCTAGTGCTTCAATTGATGTTTCTGAATCTGTGCCTGATACTTTAACTAAGTCAATAATGCCTAAACCATAAGTGTTTTTAACGATGTCTAATAGATGGTCTCTCATGTGTTTCTCCTTTGATAATATATTGTATATGGTTTATTTAGATCTTGCAAGTGGTTTGATAAAATTATTTTATTGATTCGATTTTGCCTAAAACTTGTTGTAGTTTAATTGTTTTTAAATAGCCAGGTTTTTTGATTTCTATCCAACTTATGCGTTCTACTAATGGGTCTGAATTTTCCATATCAACCGTTGACTCAATCATAAACCCAATTTCATCACATATTCGTATCAAATGCCTTAATGGAGTGTGACTCATAATCTGCATGTCAACTAGCCTAGCTGATTCAAATATGTCGCTGTTGTTATAACTAAACATTAAAGTACCGCCTGGACGTAGTAAGCCATATATTTGTTTAAGATGTTGTTTGACAGCATCTATGCTCATAAAATTAAATACCCACCAACAAAAAACAAAACCGAATTGATTCTGAGGTAAAATAGATAAATCTTGATCTAAAATATATTTCCTAATTCTATTTTTGTATGCATCAAGGAAATGGTCTGTGACAGCAGATATCAAAGAATTATTAACATCACAAAAATATAGAGGATCTAAAGCAACCATGTGATTTGACAATAGTGTAGAGAAACTATTATCTTGATTTCTATTTTCATCAACTGTATTTTGTCCTACATATCTACAACCTAACCTAAGTCCCGGATAAGACCAATCAGCATACTTTTGCATTCTGTCTAATATTAATTGGCTTACATCAGAATCTATTCGGAATACTTGGAAAGACAAATTATCTTTAGAATTAATTGTAAACTGACCAGCCACACTATCAATCTTTTCATTTATATCATTGATTATTGAGTTATTATGTTCTTGAATAGATTCTAACATGGTTAAGATTTCATCGTAGCGAATCTTGGTTTGATCTAATTTTTCATAAGCCACAAATCTTTCGACATCTTGATTTTCCGATACAATTAGTCCTAACTGTTCAATAGCATCATTTATTGATCCGTTGGCAGCTAATCTGTCAAGTTTATAGATTAAACTGTTACGAAATTTTACGTAAGGATGTAAGCTAGGCATCATTCAAATGTAAACAAATTATCAAATGTTGTGGCGATCTGTGTGTTTTCTGCGATACGCCAATTCAGCACACCCAATAGGTTTTCTACCTTTTGATCTACGATACCAGTTTCCATACTAGCATCATCAAAAGGTAGTTCTTTGAACCATTGTGGTATGTGTGTTTCATCTGTGGGATAACCAATACTGCTATAGCCTAATGGATTGTCTTTGAGCTTACATACGATAGTCTTCATACCATCAACGATAGCCATTGAATAGTTGTCATTCATCATGCGTTTCAAATTGTTCCAGTTCATAGCCGCACGCACATGTCCTGGCATATTGGCTTTACCTAGACGTTCTTCTTCTTTAGTATATTTGGTCAAGTTATTTACACGTTTAGGTGTGCCTTTTTCCCAAGCTGGACGTTCTGTGAACAGTAATTTAAAATCGCGCACTTTGGTGATGATAGCGTCACGATCTGCGCCTGTAAGCACATCAAGCAAGATGTTGCTTAAAAAGTCCTGTATGACTTTTGGTGTGTCGGATCTTTTTAAATCTAAACCCATGGCTTTTACTTTACCTGGCACACCGTGGCTATCTAATCGCTTACCTTCCATGTCATATATCAGCACAGCATAACGTTTCTTTTTGATGAATAGCCCCTTGAGTGCTACTAGCTCACGACCACCCCTGATCAGCTCACCTTGGCGTCTAGGAGTATGGAAAGCACGTTCACAGAACGAAGGAAAACTTTCATTGACTTGATCTGCGATACTGTCATACAAACCTACTGCTATGTCTTTGTTCCATTCCATCCGACCTGCTTCAACATCTGCACGAACCATTGGGTAAGCACTAAAATAACAAGAGTCAGTGTCACCATAGATAATCGCTTCACCTATGTGATCATACTTGCCCGTTATACATTCATTGATATAAGCATCCATGTGCTTGGCTATTGTTCTGCCAGTTAAAGTTGTTGATTGTCCGATACGTTTGTCAAAGAAACGACATCCTGGATTAAGGATAGCACCATATAAACTGTTCAAATTAATTTTCTTAACCAACTGACGCTTGTCCCAGAATGCTTTATCTTCATCTGTTGTGGCTTCTTTGTTTTTGGCCTGCATGTCTTGGCGTTCAGCATACCAACGTTCTAGCAAGCCTGGTATAACACCTTTGCGTTCATTATTAAAGATAGTTCCGTTGGCACTGAGTATCCAAGGTTTGTTGCTGTCAAAGATTAAGCGCCAACAGTCTGCCGCACTAACTATGTCGCTAGTTCCATTTGCCCAGTCGATAGTAATCTCTGTACCTACTTCACCGTTCATGACCGCAGTGTATTCTAGAGATCCAAACAAACCTTCCCATGCGTCAGCAAATGACGAACCTCCTTGCTGTTTCTCGTTGATATAGTGTTCAGTCATCACAGGACGCAGTTGCCCTACAATAGTTTCTGGACCCATGTTAAGTGCGCGAATCGCTGAAGGATATAGTGAGTTAATGTCAATAGCACCAATGTAGTCATGCATGCCTGCTTTAGGAGTTGCTACATAAGCACCTGCGGCCTGTGTATCAAACTGTTCATCACGATTGCGATTCGGCACAACCATACCTAATTGATGTGCTTCATTGATAATAGCCTGTTCAGTAACAGCCACAGCACCCATTGTTGTCTGTAGTAGCACAGTGTTATCATGCGCCAATTCATTGGCTAGATCTAAGAAGCGTAGTTTCTTATCTAGTTTGGCTAGTAATGCTGTATCTGCTGTATCTTGTCTGTTATATTCAATAAACTTAGGAAAGTCTTTATTATACAGTTGATCTAAGGTACCTTCATACTGTGTTTTGCTTTCTGCTAGTTCATATTCGCCGATAGCATCTAAGCTGTAGCTATGACGTTCTTCATAGGTATACTTGCGATACAGTTGCATATAGTCCATATGCACACGACCAATCAAATCAAAAGTCATATTAGCCGCACCGAAGCGTTCAAATTCACGTTGCTTGGGAAATTGCCCCCATAAACAGAATCTACGTGTATCATCTTTTGATAACACGCGATTGGTACGTTGTATCATATACGGAATATCAAAACCTTCTGAATTCCAACCACTTAGAATATCAGCATCATCGATCAAATCTAAGAATGTTTTCAGCAGATCCTCTTCACGTTCCATCAGGAAACAGTTGTCATACTGTCCGCAGATTTCTTCGGCAGTTTCCCAACTCATGCTCTTAGGTGGCACTACCATGGTAACCAATTTGTCTAGCCAATCAAGATAAACACTTACCGCGGTTATAGGATTGAATGGCTCGTCTGGTTTACTGAATCCTCTGACAGGATCAAAGTCAACCTCAATGTCAAAGAATGCTGTGTGTAATTTTGGGCTAGGCTTGCCTAGATAGTTTTCTTCTAGGCAACGGAAAACGGGATTGATGTCACTTTCCCAGATGCGTTTTCCTGAATTGATTTTAAGTTCTTTATGGAATTCTTTGCCTATGTGAGTACTAAACCGTGATACAGGAGTATCATAGATAGTGCGGAATTTACCGCGGGGGTCATCATAATAAAAAGTATAGTTGGCAGGAAATTCTTGATATTCTCTTAGCCCATTGACTCTCTCTACGATATAAATCCGATCCTTTGTACGATCGAATAGTGCGTCTACGTAATGTACGATCGAATAGTGCGTCTACGTAACTCATTTTTTTCCTTTTTGTGCGACTTCTAGCTCACACACACTCTTCATGCCCTGTATGGACGTTTTTTGTTATTATAACACTAATACTCGGTAAAATCCTACACTATCGATAACAAATAATGTAATTGTGGTCATCAATAGTCCAAAACTGCCACGGCTAATACTGGTATACAAGCTTATACTTAGTGCCACAAATATAATAGGATACACTATGAGCCAATTGGTATAGGGCACTGTTAAGCTAACTGATAATGCTATAACTATATTTAATAACCAATTACATACTTCTAAAAATAATCTTACGGGATGGCTATGCCAATCACGTCTGATAAAATTGGCAGTTGCGTGCCAATCTATCTTCAAACTGTGCGACCAACTGTTTGTAAAATATCAGTTAAAGTTTCGTGATCTGCATTGGTTTCAGTTAATTTTGATTTTTGAGCGATCTTAATGGCTTTTTTAAGGATAGCTGGTTTGATTTCTAGTTCTTCAGCGACTGCTTTAACAGTATCGTTTAAGCCTGCGCTCAAATCTTCTACTTCTTGTAATACTGCAATACCTTCTTCGATTAACTGTGTTAGTTTGGCTTTTTGTTCGCCTGAAAACATTTTTGACATGATCATTTCCTTGACTTAAAATTATATTATACTTGAAGTATTTAACCGTGTCTACGATGTTTGGTTAATTTATTCTACACTTGCGTAGTATACAGGTAGCAGTTTGGAATTCATAAGCCAAATCATCGAATAGGTCTTCGGGTGGACGCTCAGCATAAGCACGGCTCATGTAGGCTATTTGCCCTATATCACTATAGTAGACTTCAGTAGGCCAACGATACTTCCCCCATTCCATGCTGTTGATCAATAGGCATTCATCACCTATGTTTTTGAGTAGTTCTTTCTTGGCCTGTGCGGGAAGAGTGGCACTACTAAGCAATTTGATTCCAACTGGGACTGTATTCACTTGAGGTTTGTCCAGATAATGGGCAAACAAATGGACCACGTAGGCTTCTATTTCGTGTGTCAAATTAATTGTTAGCTCGCACTCTGCTCTGCGAACGATATCATACGACTCTCTTACGTAGATATCCCAATTATTCATCTACATTACCACTTGCGGCATGACCAGTAACGAGCTTTGGTGCGAGGACCCGGGTTAGCACAGTTATGGCGTGCTCTAAATGATTTACGGCGTGCTGGATTTGACTTCTTGATACGCATGTTAGGATCACCGAAATTTACTTTTTTGATGTTACCAGTGCTAGGATCTTTAACATAAACCTTAAATTTCTTAACATCGCCACGCATAGGCTTGCCAAGAGGTACTTTGCGACCACGATACTCTGCTTCATCCAATTGTTCATCTTCGTTATACCACATTTCACCATAGGCTTCAAAAAATGCATTACCATGATAGATTTCTTCCGCTAATTTTGATTCTGATAAGAATTCATTTATCTTCATGTTATACACTCCAAAATTTTCTTAGATGGGCTAGAGTAGCATCTATATCCGCATCAGGGTTAAACTCACCGTCTTCATCATGGAACTCACCGTCTTCATCATGGAAAGCCGCTTCAGCATGCCTAAAGGCACTGCTTCTAGCATCAAAAGTCCTGCTGTCAATCATCTCATTGTCATAGTCGTCGTGTAGAGCATCTTGGGTATAGTCCATGGCCCACGCTATCTCATCAAGATTTTTAGGTCCTGATAATAAAATACGTTTAAGCTTCTTATTTGTAAGATGATCAAATGTCTGCGATGTTTGTGTAACTTCAAATATTTTCATTATCTAACAGGACCCCCTTCGACCCAAGCGTCACAGGTGCGTTTACTCGCACATTTGAATTTCAGGAACTTGCAATAGCCTAGATTACCTGCATCGATAGTGTCCATGGGATTTGATCCTGGTTCA